GTTATCATCTAATGTCTCAATTTTTAAAACCTTAACATCAAATGCAATCTCATGAATTCGCTTATCATATCTATCGTTAGAACGGCTCGAACCACTCATATATTCGTGCCCGACAGATACATAGCTTCCAGTCTCAATGCTGGAGGCCTGCGAATTTGTGACAGGAAAATAAGTATGTAACTCATCGTTTTCAATCGAAGCAACAAACTGAAAATTATTACCAGTGCATCCTGTCATTGTTTTATCACCATTGATATCTCCAAACATCAATAGCCATGTGGTCTGAACATATCCATTATCTAAAAATGTAGCTAACGAATAGTATTTACCTCGTTTCTTCATATGGTCGATACTATTGTTCATTGAGATGTTTTCATCGCTTGTTAACTGCGTATAAAATGCCGTTCTCCTGTTCGGCTGTGAATGTAGCTTACCATCGTCGCCTTTTGTCAACGGATATTTAGCAATTAAGAAGAACGGATTGGTTGATCCGTCTGCGTTATATGCCATCTTATTAAGCTCGTAGCCTTCTCTTGGTGTGAAACATCTAGAATACCTCATGTATCCATTGCCAAGATCGGACCATTTTTCGTAAAAAGCAAGACCACATACAAACACATCTGCACTGCCACCTTCTGAGAAATTGTCATCTCCTTTTACTGCTGTAATTTTCTTGATTCCGTTATCATCAACGACCGCATTTACATCTATCGTTTTAAACCACGGAAGCTCCTCGTAATCGTTCTGACGGTGTTCTGCGGCTGTGGAAGGTAATGCAATTAATCCGGCATTATCATCCGATTTAATGCATGTACCGCCCTGTGTTGTCTCCCACAGGGGAATATCAACCGAATAAACTTTGTCAGTATATGCTAACAGACCAAACATAGCGAGCAGGTTATTGGCATTTGCTTCAAATTTTGAAGTAACATTTTGCATTTTTATCAATTCTTTTGCGGCCGTTTCCGTCATAACGACTACCTGCGCATCTCCAACATCGTTTACTGCTTTTACCTGTGATTTTCCTGCGCTATTGACAGTATTAACTTGTGCAGTTCCTGCAGTATTGACAGCCGTCATCTGTTGCGTTCCCTCGTCCGCGACTGCTTTAATGGATGCAGTTTGCTGTGCTTTGACTGCATTAACCGCTGACACTCCAGCGGCACTTGCCGCACTCACTGCACTTGCCCCTGCACTTTCGGCCTTGCCAACCTGCTCTGTTCCGGCGTCCTCTACATTTTTTATCTGCTTATCGCCTTCATCTATCACAGCCTGCGTGGCATCATCCTGTTTTGTAGATACGGCATTAACTGCCACCCGCCTTGCTTCTGTAATCGCTGTTTCTGCCGCAGACGTTTTCTCTGCAACGTGTGTATCAAATCTGGTTACCTGTGCGTTGATGTTGTCTTCCGACTCTTTCGCCGCCGTTCTGGAGGCTTCTGCTGACTGTGCATACCCTGCCGCACTGTCCCGGCTTGCAGCAGCCTCCTCGGATGCTTCTTGCGTATCCTGCCGCATCTGGCTCACATCTGCCTGTGCGGCTTCAACCTCCTGCTGAGACAGCTCTACGGCTGCTCTTGATGTCTCAACCTGTTTGGCCTTGTTGACTACATCATCATGCATTGCGACCGCTTCTGGGGTTAACTGCCCCGGTAGAGTCAGCATCTGCCAATGCTCTGTGTTTTTGCCTTGCGCTGGCGCAATTCCACTAATGGTTTTTGTCAACTCTGCAAGACACACGTACGAACCGCCTTTATAACTTACCGTATCAAGATACTCGTAAGACGCTTCATCCGAATACTCGCCTCGGAGATTTAATGCAATATTACCCAGATCGGTTTCAACATATGTATTTTCTGTCTGCATCTTCTCACCTTCCTTTTAGCTTATAATGCTAACCTATATTTTAAACGGCTACCTTCCCGGCGAAAACGCACCTTATCCACAGTGGGGTCCGAATACATTTTTAGCCGGCCTTTTACGACTGCAAATCCGGCAAAGTAGACATTTCCTGTTTCTCCCTTTAGTTCTACCTCTTTCTGCTTAACATAATTGTCTATTTCTTCTTTTCCTTTTTTGACTCGCCCCGGTACTTCTTCCGCTGCATTCCTGGCCTGTTCTGCATAATATGCAGCATTGTCTTTCTGCCGATCAGGATATTCTGCGTGACCATGTGCCCATGATTCTGATTCTTTTGCGCTATCAATTACTGTTTGCTTTGTCTCGTCAAACACTGTCATTAACTGCTCATACAGAGT